CTCCGTTTGACAATCGCAAACACTCATCTTTGTCATCCTGAGCAGGCCAGGGCGGGATCGCCCAGGCCGCCCGCGAAGGATCTCCGGCCCTGCCGGGCCGGACGACGGACAAGGCAACCCTTCACCCTTGCGCACCAGAAAGGAGCGCTCTCCCATGGCCCGCTTTGACACCTCCGGCCTGGACGACCTCATCCGCGACATGCGCCGCCGCGGCGAAGAATCCGGCCCCATGGCGGAGGCCATGGTCGCCGCCGCTGCGATCGAAATCAAGGCCGCCTGGCGCGAATCGGCGGAGGCCCACAAACTCCGCGACACCGGCGACATGATCGACGCCATCGGCACGCCCGGCCCGGTCATGAAAATCGGCGACGCCTTCGCCCAGGATATCTATCCGCAAGGCAAAGACCGCAAAGGCGTCCGCAACGCGGAAAAGGCGTTCATCCTCCACTACGGCAAACACGGCTATGAACCCACCTACTGGGTGGACGACGCTGACGCCGCCTCCGCGCCGAAGGTCCAGGCCCGGCTGGAGGCCATGTGGGCCGATTACCTCGAAACCGGCGTTGTCCCCGTGATCGTCGACACCGCCCGCGTTAAAAAAATCACCAAATAACTGGAGTGCGGAGCATATCAAACTCCTCACTCATCACTCATCGCTCCTCACTGGAGCGACTGAAAGGAGCGAACATCTATGGCATTCATCGGTTTAAGGTACCCCGTCGCCGCTCCCATCACCGCGGAGACCGAAGGCGCGGAACCGACCTATGGCGCCGGCTTCGTGGTCGGCAAGGCCATCCAGGCCAACCTCACCATCACCCGCAATAACAACCCGCTCTATGGCGATGACGCCATCGCCGAGGATGATAACGGCATCACCGGCATGAGCCTGGAGCTGGGCGTCGACGATCTCGAAGATGAGGTCCGCGCCAAGCTCATGGGCGACGTGGCCATCGAGGGCCAGAACAGCGCGCCCACCGTCTACTATGAGACGGACCACTCCGCGCCCAACGTCGGCTTCGGCTATATCCGGGTCCGCCGCCGCCGCGGCGTCACCTCCTACCAGGCGCTGTTCATACACAAGATCGTTTTCGGCGAAACCTCCGAAAACGCCCAGACCAAGGGCGAGTCCATCGAATGGCAGACGCCCACCATCACGGGCCGCGCCGCGGGCCTGATGCTGAATAATGTCAATTATATCAGCTTCCGTAAGCGCGCCCTGTTCACCACGTTCGCCGACGCGCAGACGTGGCTGCGCACCCAGGCCAATATCACCGCGTAACACCGCGGAACAATTCAACATCCGGGCATTCGCTTGCCCGGATGTTTTTTCGGTTTTATAGGAGGCACCCATGAAACACGAGACTGTGACGATTGCAAAGCGAAAATTCGCCCTGGCGTTCACCATGGACGCCATGGTCACCATGCAGGATTATATCAGCGATTTCGACCTGAAAAACCTGGCAGACTACGCCCGCTCCGCGCGGACGCTGCCGGATATGCTCTACGCGCTGGCCCAGCAGGGCGAGCTGCTGGAAGGCCGCCCACTGGATGTGGACCGCGCCTGGTTCGGCAGCCACATTAGCCCGTCGCCCAGGAGCGCCATTAAATTGCAGACCGCCGTGCTCAACGCGCTGGCGGAGGGCTTTCGGATGGACACCGAGACAGGCGAGGACGCTGAGGTCGACGTGGTCCTGGAGGAGATTAAAAAAAACGATCCACCGGCATGACCTGGCGCCACCTGATCCATTACGGGCTGGCCGCCGGTCTGCAGTATAGCGATATGCACCAGATGCCGCCCGGCCTCATCTGTGACCTGTACGTGATGCGCCAAGCCTATGATGATGACCAGCACGGCATCCGCCGGAAACGGCAAACGATCTATGATTGAGGGAGTGAGTGCCAATGGCAACGCGGGAAATAAAAACCAGGTTCAAGCTGGAGGGCGAGCAGGAATACAAGCGCGCCATGTCGGAAGCGGCAGGCGTCATCAAAACGCTCAACTCCGAGCAGAAACTGGCCAAGGCCCAGTATGAGGCCACCGGCGACGCGCAGCAGTACGCCGCCGACCAGGCGCGCATCCTGAAAGAGCAGATCGAGCAGCAGAAAAAGGCCGTCTCCGCCGCGGAAGACGCCGTCAAAAAGCTCACCGATAACGGCGTGGACAAGAATGCCGATTCCATGCGTAAGTGGCGCGAAAGGCTGAACAATGCCCGCACCGCCCTCTATAACATGCAGACCCGCCTGAACCACGTCGGCGATGAGCTGGGCGAAGAGGAACAGGCGTTCGGCAAGGCCCAGACCGCCGGCTCCAATTACCAGAATGAGATGGAGAAGGTCAATAAAGGCATTGACTTCCAGAACACCATCACCGCCATCGATCACATCACCGGGCACATCGAAACCGTCATCAAGACCGCCGCCAAGGGCGCGAAGGCCCTCTGGGATATGGGCGTGGATGCCGGCACCTGGGCGGATAACATCGCCACCGCCGCCAGTCAGGCAGGCGTGGACCCGGAAACCTATCAATCCTGGCAGTACGCCAGCCGGTTTATTGATTCCAACGTCGACGATATCGTCAAAAACTGGCGCGATATTGATAATAAGCTGATCGCGGAAGGCGAAACCGGCCAGAAATACCTGGCCGATCTGGCCAAGGTGGGCGTGGCGTCCATCAATTCCACCACCGGCCAGCTGCGCCAGGGCTCCGATATTTTCTGGGACCTCATCGATTATCTGAACGGCATCGGCGACGCGGAAAAGCGCACCGCCGAGGCTACCAAGTTTTTCGGCAACGATTGGCGCCGCCTGAATCCACTGATCGAGGCGGGCAGCAAGGCCTATAAGGACCTGGCCAACGAGGGCCGCTCCGTCGCCGTGGTCAGCAACGAGAACGTGGCCGCACTGGGCGCGGTGGATGACGCCGTGCAGGATATGGGTGCCAGGTTCGACAAGCTGAAATACGATACCCTGGCGGAGCTCGCGCCCACCTTTGAAAAGACCGCAAGGGCCCTGAGCACCGCCATCACCGCCATGGATGAGTTCGTGCAGTCCGCGGAGGGCCAGGCAGCCCTGGCCGGGCTGAATGAAGCCCTTTCCGGCATCATTGATTCCTTCCTGGGCAAGGATAACGGCCAGGGCACGTTCAAGGCCATCGTGGAGGGCGCGTCCGGCGCGGTGAAGGGCTTCACCGACGCCATGAACTGGATCAAGGATAACGGCATCGTGGTCACCGGCATCGTCGCCGGTATGGGCATCGCGTGGAGCACGCTCAAAGTCACAAAGGAAGTGCTCACGTTCGCACAGCTGCTCTCCGGCCGCGGCACGGGCGGCGGCCTGTTCTCGAAGATCTTCAAGGGTAAAACCGCATCTGCCGAGGGCCTGGACGACGCCACAAAGTCCTTCCGGGACGCCGCGGACAGTTTTTCCAGCTCCGCTGAATCAGCGAAGCAGGCCGCCGACGCGGCGAAGGCCTCCGCCGAAGCCGGCAAGGGCGCGGCCGACGCCGCGAAAACCTCCGCCGACGCGGCCAAGGGATCCGTGGACGCGGCCAAGGCCTCCGCTGAAGCGGGCAAGGCTGCGGCTGACGCGGGAAAAGCGTCCGCCGACGCCGCCAACAGCTCCGCCGCTGCCGCCAACAGTTCGTCCGGCGCGGCGCAGAGCGCCAGCTCCGCCGTGGGCCAGTCCGCCACTGCAGCTGCCAATTCGGCCACCGCCGCCGCGGACAGCGCCCTGGGCGCGGCAGAGGCCCGCGCCTCGCTGGAGGCTGGGGCCGCCGGCGCGCAGGAAAGCGCCACCCGGGCCGCCGCCGCCCGCATCGAAGCGGAAAACGCCGCCAAGCTGGCCAACGACGCCGCCAACCGCGCCCGCCTGAATTCCGGCGGCAGCGGGAACCCCCTCAGCAATCTGCTGGGCTCCGGCAACGGCGTCTCCATCCGCCCGCAGCTGAAGATCCCCGTGGGCGGTTCCGGCAGCGGCGGTCCCACCTTCCCGCCCATGCTGAGCAACCCCGCCACCCCGCTGCTGGGCCACGGCGCGGGCGCTGTGGCCACACAGACCACCCTGCTGGAGAAGGTGCTCGCCGCCCTCAGCGGCGGCGCCACTAAGCTGGCCGGCGGCCTGGGCCTGGGCGCGTACATCCTGCTGAAGCCCGGCAAAACCGCCGGAAACGATCTCGACCAGCTGTACAACGACGACGGCAGCCTCACCACCGCGGGCAGGGAAGCGGGCCTGTCTGAAAAGGGCGCGGGCGGCCTGGTCCAGGCCGACTGGCAGGCGCAGCGCGCCGCCGCGGAGGCCGCCGAGGCCGCCGCAAAGCAGGCCACCGACCTGGCGAAGATGACCGCCGCCCAGGGCTACTGGGACGCCATCAAGGCCAACGACCCGAAAGAGACGGCCAAACAGTACGAAAACCTCCGCAAAGCCTACCAGGGCGACAGCGAAGGGCTGAACAAACTGCAGGACCAGATCGAGGCCCTGATGCTGGAAACCAGCGACTGGGAGTCGCTGGAGGATCTGCCCTCTGACTGGTTCGAGGCCGGCGCTGCCGCCGCCGAGCAGCTGGAAAAGGCCATCACCGAGGCCCAGCCCAAGGTGGACGCGGCTGCCGACGCCATGGGCGACGGGGCCGTCACAGCCGCAGACGACGCGCTGGGGGATATGTACACCGCAGGCAAAAACGCGGCCTACGGCCTGGGAGATGGCATTTACGCAGGCGCGGTCTACGCGTTCAACGCCGCTGAGTACATGGCCCGCGGCGTGGGCGGTATTGCCCGCAACACGCTGGAGATTCAGAGCCCGTCCAAGGTATTCTCCCGCCTGGGACGCTATACCGGCCTGGGCTTTGCCGAGGGCCTGGATGAGTCGGTGGATAACGTCGACCGCGCCATGTCGCGCATGATGGCCGCCGTCACACGGCCCGCCGCCGCGCTGGAGCTGCCGCGCCCGGCGCTGGCCGCCGGTCCGGTCGCGTCCCGCGGCGCTGCCCCCGGCGCTGGCGGTCAGCAGCCCGTCATCCAGGCCACCATCGTCATGGATAAGCGCGTGGTCGGCGAAATGGTCGCGCCCGTGGTCAATGATACCATCGGCGCCGTGGTCGCGGCTGAAAGGGAGTGATGATTTTGTACCCGTACCCGTCGAGGCGGATGCGCGTATGGCTCAACGATGTCAGCCTCACTGAGGCCGTGCCGCTGGCCATCATCCGCAACGTCTACGAAAACGAGCCCGAGGCGGAGCTGCTCACCGGCGAGCGCCCGGGTAGCCCCGGCCTGCGCGTGCTGGGGCAAAAGCGCACCCAGCTCACCGTGCGCGTGGAGGTGGTCATCCGCGAGATCCACGACCTCTCCATCCGCCGCCAGGCCATCAAGGCCCTCTGCGCCTGGGCCCAGCCCGGACGCCTGACCCTCTCCAACCACCCGGATGAGTATCTGGAGTGTGTCGTGGTCAAGCGCCCCGCTCTGGGCACCGACCGCGATTACACCCAGACCTTCGTCGTGGAGCTGGCCGCTATCGCCTGTCCCTACTGGCAGGCCCGCTTTCCCGTCACGGCGTCCGGCGCGGGCGAGTCCGGCACCGTCACTCTCAGGCCGGACGGCACCGTGGACCGGCTGCCGCTGTCCTTCACCGTCACCGCCCAGGCGGCCATGACGTCCTTCAGCGCGTCGGTCAATGGAAAAACCATCAGCCTGTCGGGCCTCTCCCTGGCCGAGGGCGACGTCCTGCGCCTGTACTACGATTCCGACATGCTGCAGTGGATCACCGCCGCCGGCGCGTCCGCCCTCAGCTGCCGCGACGCGGCCAGCGCGGATGACCTGTGGATGCTCCCCGGGCAGGATAACGCCGTCGCCTGGTCGGCAGACGCGGCCTGCGCCGTCACCTTTGAGGCGAGGGGGCTGTATCTATGATCGATGTCAAGCGCCCCCGCCTGCTGGATGATGATCTCAAAGAGGCCGCGACCCTCCGCGCCATGAGCCTGGCGCTGAACCTGCAGACGCCCGGCGTATCCACCGCCACGCTGGTCTTGGGCCCGGATGATCCGGAGCCCGCCATGCACGCCTGGATCGAGTGCTATAACCTGAACGGCTCCGTCGGCGTCTACCGCGTCACCACCAAAACCACCGACTACGCCAAGCAGACCACCCTCACCCTGCGCCACGGCATCGATGCCCTGGCCGACGCCGTGCTCCCCGCCCAGGAAGAGTACAACGGCCCGCCCGCGGCCATGCTCACCCGCCTGCTGGACGCCCAGAAGACGCTGGTGCAGGGCGTCAAGCCCTGGACCCTGGGCACCTGCGAGGCCACCGACAGCATCCGCGTGGACATCAATTACACGCGCCTGAGCGAGCTGCTGTCCAGTATCGAGGAGCTGCTGGAGGATTACTTCTTCGAGTATGACCAGACAGTGTTCCCGTGGGTGCTGAACGTCCGCGCGAAGCCCACCGCGCCGGACAGCGAGATCCGCATGAACCGCGCCGTCACCACCATCAGCCGCACCCTGAACGACGCGGACATGTGCAACCAGCTCATCCTCTCCATCAATTCGGAATCCACCGCAAACGGCGTCACCACCACCAACACCATCGTCAAAACCTATAACAACACGGCCTCCCAGCAGCGGTACCGGGCCGTCATCCAGAAAACCGCCGACATCGACACTAAGGACGATCTGACCGCCGACCCCGTCACCACGCCGGAGGCGGACGCCTGGGCCGCGCGCTTCCTGCGCGACCACGCCGACCCCGCCGTGCAGCTGCAGATCACCAAGCGCGCCCTGAAACACGCCACCGGCGACGATTGGGATGAGACACGCCTGGGCCACATCTGCCGCGTGCCCATGCCGGATTACGGCGCCACCTATAACGAGCGCGCCGTGGCCGTCAACTACCCGGACGCCCTGGGCCAGCCGGATACGGTGGTCCTGTCCTTCGCCAACCAGCTGCCGCGCTTCAGCAGCTCCATCGCCAGTCTGAAACGCGAAAGCAATAAACAGGCCCGGGCGGGCCGCGCCGCGGGCCGCTCCGCCGCCAAGGCCAAAGAGGTGCAGACCTGGTCGCAGGTGGTCCGCTATCACGATGCCGCGCTGGACGGTACCGGCGTCAAAACCCTCTACGAGTCCGGCATCGATATGACGCCCTCCGGCGGCGTCAAGATCTGGAATTTGGAGGAAGGCATCCAGGCCCTCTACGCCGGCATCGAGGTCAACCGCCACGCCATCACCCTGAAGGTCAGCAACGGCGACGTCGCCACACAGCTGGCTGTGGAGTGCGGCAATGTCCACATCACCGGCTCCGAGGGCGCGGCCAACCTCGTCGTAGACGGCTACATCACCGCCACCGCGTTAGATACGCGCATGGCGAATGTGGATCAGCTGTTTACCTCCACCGGATACGCCGGTACCATCTACGCCACTAACGTCAGCGCCACCGGTACCCTGTCCGGCCAGACCGGCGACTTCACCAACGTCTACGCCCGCAACTACTACGTCACCGACGCGGCGGGCAATACGGATTATCAGCTGGGCAACGCCGTCACCGCGTTCGGGACCCCGACGGCATCCGCCGGTCAGATCAGCATCCCGTTTTACACCAGCGCCCATCCTTCCAGTTCATCTACACCGGCGGGCACCATAAATTTTAATATAGCCGACACGGCGTATTATCAGAGCCATGTCGGCATCAGCGCAGTCTCCCCGGCCAGCGCGTGGGAATGGGACGCCGATGAAGGGTATAGCATGACCGTCACCGCCACCGCGAAGGACGGCACCACGAAGACGTGCGGCGTAGCGCCGCCCATCATCACCCTGAGCGCCAACCTGGGCACGGCGGCCACTACGGCGGTTCATTGCTACGGCCCGTCATCCGGCGGCAATCAGCACGCCCTGGCAACGCAATACTCCCTTTACCTCAAAGCGGACAACAATTATTGCTATATCACCAAGTCTAACGCCACGCCGGACACATCCTCATCCGGTAACGTGCTGGCCCGGATCGCCAACCCCAAGCCGGACGGCAGCGGCACCATCACGGACGTTGTTCAGCGGCAGACAGCCACCTTCGACGCGGACGAAAAGGAAATCTATGTATATCCCACCGTCAGGGGCACCAACATCAGCAACGCGCCATTTGACGCGCCGAAGCTGCCTGTCACGGCCAGCGTGACCATCACCGAGGGCAGCTGGACGGACAGCGCCACCAAGAAGGCCATCACAGCCAAGCTGAACGGCACCACCGCCGCCACCCTGACTGTCAGCGCGCCGTCGGTTGATGTCAGCTTTGCCAATGCCGACTCCACAAGCGTATCGTCCTATTACACCACCTGGCACGCCGGCCACCAGTACCGGGTCCGCCTCACTCGCGGCGGCACCACCGTCTGGAACCGCTACATCAAAGTAACAACCTAACCCACGCCCATCCGCAAGGCCACATCCCAGCCCACTCGTAGGGGCGGCACACTGGGCCGCCCGCCCTGCTGGCGTAAGGACGGACCCGGACGGAATCCCGCCCGCCCTCGTAATACACACGCCCACCCTCAACGTTGTCATCCTGAGCAGGCCCTCCCACGCCTGAGGGCCTCGCGAAGGATCTCCGCCTCCGGCGGATGACGGACCCGGCAACACGCTCACTCCTCACTCATCACTCATCACTCCTCACTCGTTTACTCCCCTTCACCCTACACGAAAAGGAGGCTCACCCCATGACACCCCACGAAATCAACCAGCGTCTCACCGACATCCGCAACACCCTCAACCTCGTATCCGTGGCCGGCGCGGACAACATGAACCGCCTGCTGGGCTGCATCCTGGCCCTGGATAAACTGCAGCCCGAAATCGCCGCCATGACGCGGCCCGAGCCGGAGGAGGAGGTCATCATCGATGCGGCAGATCAAACTGACTGACGGCAGCACCTATCCCGTGGATCGCTGCGGCGCGACGAGCGACACGCTGTACCTCAACGTGCCGGGCGGCGACCTGCCCGCGCTGGTGGCCGTGTTCGCCCGTCCGGACCTGACCGACAGCATCGAGCACTGGATCGACGGCACCGAGATCGACCACATCGCATTTGAGGGCTACACCCGCCTCATCAGCGCCAGCCTGAGCCCAACCGGCGTCAGCATCATCCTGCAGAAGGGAGCACAATAACCATGAACGTCAATTGCGTCGTCAGCCGTTCGGGCCGCCTCTGCGACCAGACCGGCAAAATCTACCTGGAGACCCCGCTGGCCTGGAATAACGCCATGGCCCACGCCATGCGCTACACCGCCCTGGATGACGCCTGGACCGCCGCCGACCTGACCGGCATCGGCGTCACGGGATCCTTCCTGCGCGCCGACGGCGAAACCGTGGAGCCCATCAACGGCACCGTCACCGGCAACGTGGCCGAGGTCATCCTGCCGCCCGCCTGCTACATCGTCCCAGGTCACTTCAAGTTCACCATGCACCTGGTGGACCAGTCCGGCGCCATCCGCTCCGTCATGTGGGTAGAGGGCACCGTGGAGCGCAACACCTCCACCGCCCAGCTCGACCCCGGCACCCCCATCTCCAACATCTCCCAGGCCATCGGCCAGGCCAACGCCGCCGCCAATGCCGCGAACAGTGCCGCGAGCGACGCCAACGCCGCCGCCAACGCGGCCAACACCGCCGCCGACACCGCGAATACGGCAGCGGGCAATGCCACCAGCGCCACCGGCGCGGCCAACACCGCCGCCAACGCCGCGAACAGTGCCGCGACCAATGCAAACAGCGCGGCAAGCGCGGCCAATCAGGCCGCCGCCTCCGTACCGCAATTCCTGATGGATACCCTGTTTGACTGGTACATGGAGGAGCATTCCGGCCAGGTCACGCCGTTTACCAGAATCGAAAGCGCCACCATCACAGGCACCAACCTGGCTTCGGAAATCGTATTCGATCCAGACACCATCAACTACAGCGGCGCCGCCACGATCTCCGGAACCACAGCATCTTATTCTATTAGAAATATCGTTTTATCGAACCCAGACGCCGAAATCGGCACGGTGATGTACCAAAAGTTAAGCGGATCAGGCACTTTAACCGTAACCAAACAAGAGAATGCTGCGACGATTCGATTCACCCTGTCTGGCAGTGATTTAATTGGCCGGTTGCGTGTTCCTGTTGAATATGTGCGTGGCGGGAAGACCTATTCGACAACGTACCAATTAACAATCACGGTAACCAAGGCCTCATAAATCGGCCCGCCCGTAGGGGACAGACACCCGGCCATCCGTAAGGGCACAACAAACGCCGACACCGTAGGGGCGGGACACCCGGCCCGCCCGCCTCCGTCGTTCCTTTCC